GGAGCAATTTGACATTCGGGAAGAAGGCTCTGATGCTTAACCCATGTATTGCTTATGTCATGCCGAAGAAGCCGAACAGGTCATTTACCGACTTGAGTTCGAACAGCGTCCTTGGACGACCAACGCCGAACGCGCTGGGAACCGCTGGGAAAGAGCAACCCTCACGAAAGAGTGGAGGCTCGGTTTTCAACTTTTGGCTAAAAGTGAGAGGATACCTCCTATGGCATGGATTAGTGTCACAGTTGAACCGCATCAAAAAGGGGGTCGCCTTCAAGATGTAGGGGCATGCAATCCATCTGTAAAGGCGGCGATTGACGGAATTGTTGATGCAGGAGTTTTACCCGATGACTCTTCGCAATATATGAAATCGTTAATTTTCTTACCGCCACGCAACGACAAAAATTCATTAGTGCTTTACATACGCGGGGTAGAAAAAGAGAGGAAGTTTAGATGAACCAAGAATTCTTTTGGACAGCAGTTGCACTTGCTTTCGCAGGTTTAATCGTTGCCCCGTTTTATCTAGCGATGTTTATAGCCCTTGATAAAGCAAGAGCAAAGACACAGTTAGAGTTTTTAGCAACAGCAAACCACATTGAGAAAAAAGTTAAATTCGATGAAGCAGTCGAACGCCTGTTCGAAGAGGGAGTAGCAGAATGACAACAGTAATGGAAGCAACGGAGTTAGACGGTAAAGGTCTTGACGAGGTGAAGATTTTGACTGATGCTATTCGCACTCATCAATCACAGATTCAAGATTTAGGTAAACGACGCAAGCAGTTGATTTTGCGTCTACGCAAACAGCGCATTACCTATCGTGAGATTGCTGAAGCAATGGGAGTATCAGAGCAATTGATTTACAAAATCATCCGCAATGACATCTCAAGAGAACCTGAGTTCGATTCTCAAGGTAATCTCGTACGCAGACGAGGACGCCCAGCGAAACCAACTTTGTAATGAAAGCCAACATCAAGGTAGGGCAGGTTGATTCAGTTGCTATTTCGTCGCTCGAGGGATACCCAACAAATCCGCGTCGTGGAGACATCGACGCAATTGCACAATCACTTAAAGCGCACGGACAATACCGCCCTATCGTCGTCCAGTACGGTACGAATTTTATCCTTGCTGGTAATCACACCTACAAAGCGGCGAAGAAACTCGGCTGGAAGAAAATTAAAGTTACTTATATCGAAGTTGATGAAGTAGCAGCCCGAAAGATAGTTCTAGCCGATAACCGCTTAACCGACCTTGCAGGATATAACGAGCCTCTTTTGAAGAGTTTGCTTCAAGCCTTGCCTGAGTTGGAGGGAACGGGATTTAGCGCCTCTGAGGTTGAAACCCTTGACCGATTGACCAGCGGTGAAGAGAAGAGTTCGATTGCCTCTAAGCCTTTACCTAGCGAGCCTGAAGTAAAGATAGGGGCATGGAAGTTTTTGGTCGATAGCGAGGCGTACAAGGCTTGGAAAGAGCAGTTATACACCGAGGCACCGACAAAACAAAAAGCCATCAAAGAGATTAAAACCCGATTGGGCTTTCCCGAGCGTAAGCCAGTTGAACCCGAGCCAAACGGGGAGAAGAGCGATACAAAGATTGAGGATGTCGAGACAGTTGGCATCAATGAGATAAAGGTTCACCCTATGAACCCGCGTGAGGGCGACATAGGCTCGATTATTGAGTCCCTTAACAAGATGGGGCAGTATCGACCTATCGTGGTCAATAAGCGGACACGACACATACTTTCAGGAAATCACACCTATCAGGCAGCAGTTCAATTAGGATGGGAAAAGATTGCGGTTCATTGGATTGATGTTGATGACATCGAGGAAATCAAAATCCTCATTGTTGATAATCGAACCAGCGACCTTGCAACCTACGACCCACAGGAGTTGAACAAACTTCTCACGACAACAAATCTAACGGGAACAGGGTTTAGTCCTGAAGAAGTGGCTGAGATTCTCGCGGGGGGAAAATCCAAGCCAGGGCATATTCCTGTGGGTCGTTCTACAATCCGAGTCGGCGAACACTCGATGCGAGTTCATACTGAAGATTTGAATGAATGGGCTAACGCCATCTATAACTGGAAAGACATCGCGCAGTTATTAGGTTTGCCACTTGAAGCATGTTCAATGGAGGTAGAATAAACCCATGGAGAAAAAACTAGGTAAGCATTGGCTTATGTATGGACGCACAGGCGGACTTGCAATTGGTTTCACTATCTCGAAATATAACTGCTATTTTGAATTAGGCTTTTGGTACATAGGGATGGAATTTTAATGGCGATGGCAGTTGAAAAGAAGAAACCAACAGCAAAGCCAAAGAGCAACGCGGGACGAAAGACAGCCCTTCTTGATGTCTCGAAGGAACAAACTTTGCTTGACTACATCCGAATTGGTACACCTGTTCGAAAGGCAGTCACCGCTTCAGGGATAGCCGAAAAGACTTTCTATAACTGGATGAGTCGAGGATTAGCAGAGCGCGAGCGCTTGGCTTTATCAATGACCGCAAAATCTAATGCAACCGAAGTTGTATTTCTGCAATTTTTACAGCGAGTCGAGCAAGCAAGAGCAGAGGCAATTGCTAAAAAGGTTGCAGTTATTGCCAAGAGCGGTAACGATGGTGACTGGAGAGCAGCAGCGTGGTGGCTAGAGCGTCAAGTTCCCGAGGAGTTCGGCAAGACAGAGAAGTTTGAAATTGGTGGAAACAATGGCGACCCAATTAAAATCCAAGTTGAAATGGGCGACTTAGAAGATAAGATTGCAAAAGTTCTAGCGATTCGTAAGAGGTAAAAATGGGTGAACGGCTGGTAGACCTCGTTCTCAATGCCACACCTGAAGAGCGAACAAAGATTTATCTCTCACTCACAGATGAGGAGAAGTACGCGCTATCGGTCATCCTTGATGCTGAGATTGATAACCCTTGGGGGCGCTGGGAGAACGACCCAGTTGGATTCATTCAAGATGGATTAGGCGAAGGGCTGTGGTCAAAGCAGCGCGAGATTCTTGAGTCGATTCGAGATAACAAAAGAACAGTAGTGCCAGCATGTCACGCACCTGGAAAATCTCACTTAGCAGCAAGAGCCGTTGCGTGGTGGATTTCAGTTCATCCTCCTGGAACAGCGATTGCAATTACAACAGCATCGACTTTCAAACAGGTTCGAAACATTATGTGGGCGCAGATTCGAAAAGTTCATACGAGTCATGAATTACCTGGAGAGATTTTAACTACTGAATGGAAAATGGATGGCACAGTAGTTGCCTATGGTTTCCGTCCTGCCGATAATAATGAGGCAGCAGTTCAGGGTATCCACGCACCGCATCTATTGATTGTGGTTGATGAGGCTGGAGGTATCTCGGACAAGATTGGTGGCGCACTTGAAGCGCTTATGACGGGTGGACACACACGCCTTCTCGTATTGGGAAACCCGCCTACCGACCAAGAACAGTCATGGTTCGAAAGAATCTGCGCGAGTCCGCTCTATAACATTTTGCCGATTAGCGCTTTTGATACTCCAAACTTTACGGGTGAGGCGACTGGTCAATGTCGGTCATGTCCACCGCATGTCGAGGCTCATGATGTTGCAACGCACTTAGTAGACCAAACTTGGGTCGATGATGTAATTAGCGAATTCGGAGAAGATTCTCCATTCGTTGAAGCCCGTGTTCATGCACGATTCCCACAAACGGGAACAGGCAAGGTCATTCCCTACCATTGGGCTGAGTTGGCAACACAAAACGAAGAGATGCTGGAAAGCGCAGTTATTCGATTGGGTGTGGATATTGCATCCGATGGTGGAGATGAATTTGTTATCGCAAAGGCGGATGGTTATGTCGCATCGATTATTCATCGCAGTTCAGGCAAGGTCAATGCAAACGCTGTTGATGTCGCGGGTGTGGTCATTGCTGAGATTGAGAAGGCAGTTGCCATCCATAAGGACAGAGGCTTATCGGATTTAGTCCGCGTCAAGATTGACACGATTGGAGTTGGCTGGGGTGTCGTCTCGCTTTTGGATAGATGGGTAAAAGAACGCGGATTGCGAGCGGTGGTCATTGGGGTCAATGTTGCCGAGAAGCCGAAAGACCAAACTAAGTTCAAGAATCAAAGAGCAGAAATGTGGTGGAACGCTCGCAACCTTTTGCAGCCGAGAGATGACAGGCAGGAATTACGCCTCGATGTCGATAGACAAGTTTTGGCGCAGTTGGCAGGACCTACCTACAAATCTGATTCGTCAGGTCGCATACAGATTGAAGCCAAGGCTGACATGAAACGGCGTGGCGTTCACAGCCCTGACCGAGCCGAAGCGATACTTCTCGCAGTATACGAAAACAAGAACATTATCCCTACCGTTGCACCTATCTCGATTGGACAAACAAATCCATGGACGATGTAAAGCGCTCTGACTTTGATTTAGATTTACGATACGGACAAGCGGGTGAGTCCTACATTAAATCTTTACTTAACATCGAGACTATTGAGGTCAAGCGAGATAAGCGCTGGAGAAATACTGGAAACCTTTACATCGAAACTTGGTGCTGGAGTGATAACAATTCCGAATGGTATCCATCGGGATTACAGGCAACCAAGGCAACGCATTGGGCTTTCGTGCTGGAGGCGATGGCGTTCATTGTGCCTACGGAACAGTTGAAGCACACCGTTGAAAAGTACGGTCATCCAATTGAGTGTTCGATTCCGCCTAATTACTCAAAGGGTTATCTGATAAAAGTTACAGATTTACTTCAGGTGGCTCGGGGTTTCTAACAGGCGTTAGAAAGTCGATGAGTTGCTCAACGATAACAACATCGCGTGAGACGCCTCTTCGTGTAATCGGATGTGCGTATTCAGATGCAAACGCTTGAATCTCTTTAATGATTCTCTCTCGTTCAGTTAGTGCCACGATTCTTTTCCTTCCATTCCTTGACAATCTCTATGCCTTTTTCAAATCCATGTTCATTCAAGATTATCTGACATTGCCTCAAAGTTAAACCTGTATGTGGATGAGATGACGAGAGAATTCCCTTGCCAAACTCATCCACTAGGTCGTTAAGTACCTCGTCGCTCATGAAAGGACGCTCTCAGGTTGGATGTCAAAGACAGTCTCGTAAAGAACCTTCCCGCTGTCCCATTCATCCCAGTTGCCGTCTGAAGAAATCTCGATGGCATCACCAAAGATTTTCTTGGCATGGATAAGGCTTGCAGTAACAACAGAGTCGTAAGGCTTTTGTGCAGTTTTGCAGAAATCAAAGCCCTTGTCCTCGAGTCTGATTCCGAAAGTTTCATGTCCGCCTTCTCCGACACCATTGAAGGCGACTAGAGTTTCATCGATGTTTGGTGCATCAAAACCTAGACCGTTACCTAGTGGAATTCCAGCCTCAGTAGCAGTTTCGACGATTGCCTTGATTCCCTCAGTCCACTCCTTGAATTGAGCAGGTGTGAGTTCTTCCTTGATTGTCCAATAATGTGTGTATCCCATTTACTTCTCCTCCTCGTATCCGTCGAACCAAACTCCAGCCTCTCTAGTTTTTGGGTCCTTGCAATGTGCTTGAGCCTGTTCAAGTGTGAGTCCACGCTTGATTACCTTAGTTTCGTTATGGGCTGCCCACATACGAATAATGTAATAAGTCTTTTCCATTATGCACTCTCCTTTCCGATAAGAACATTCCAGTTCTTTTTTTGAGCAACTTCGACGCACTTCATGCGCCATTCGTGAGCAGTATCCGAAAAGGTGATGCTCAATGAATTGATGAATGAGATTGGAGCCTCAAAGTACAAAGGTCCTTCCTCTTCAGGAATGTATTTAATAAATACAGTTCCGTTCTTACGCTTGGTCAAAACGACCATTGCGCTGACATAACCTGAGTCAATGCGCTTTAAGGAAATGTAGAAAGCCTTTTGACCGAATACGGTCTTGCCTTCAACAATTTTGCCAACCTCATAGACATGACCCAATATGCGTTTTGCGTCATATTCAACGAACTTTTTAGTTGTGATATTAGAACTTATTGAAGTTGATACCCACCCCATTTAAGCCACCGCCTTTTCTTGGATAATGTTTTGCACAGTTTCAGCGTGTTGCTTGAAGATTGACTTGAATAAATCTTCTTCGCCCTTGATGTACTTTCCAATATCTGTAATGCTGAATTCGCGCTTGTCATACGCTTCCCCAGCCTTACCGCTTTTCAAGATAGATACATAACTTACCTTGATGTAAGCCTCGGGAATGTAAGCGCCTTCTTCCCAAACAGTCTCGATTGAGACCCAGTTTAAGAAATACTCCTTGTCGAAGATTGATACCTTGACTGGATTTTCCTCAGTTGAAAAACTAACGGAGGTGCTTGCTTCGTGATGAACAGTTGTGACAGTTTTGCCACTTGTTTGAATTTCATACTTACTCATTTGATTCCCCTCTCTGAGAACAAGACCAGTATATCACTACTGGGGTTAATAATCCAATCTATTAGTGACCAGTTGAAGCCTGTTTTGGCTCGCCATCCCAAAACCATCCATTCACAGAATAATTGATTCTGATTGCTGGCTTACCGTAACTGTACTGAATACGGTGCATAGTGATTGGTGGATACTTCACTTCATATTCTCCAGTTTCGGAGTTGTAAACCTGACGGCTTCCAATTTCGCCTGTTGATTTAGTTGTCCAGTAATCGCCGTTGCCCCACTCTGAGTATTCGCGAGTCTGACCTGTTTGCTGAATCCATACAGATGACTTTGTAGCACGGACTACTTTGTAGAACTCGACATTAGTTTGGTCGTAGCCCCATGATGTGTAGAAGATGTCTCCTACTTTGACTTCTTGCTTTTCAGGCTCAATAACTATTGAACCGCCTTCGTTTAAGTAATCCTGGATTTTTGCTTCATGGACTTTCTCAGACATATTATTTCCTCTCTCAACCTTGTACACTAAGTATAACACAACGGGGGTTAATAATCATCCCCAAACAAGGATATTTCTAAAGTATTTTTGTGCCACACAATTCGAACATTTGTTCGCCTGATACCCTTGGCTTATGTCTCTTACACCAGCAGTCTCCGCTCTTTTGAAGGCTTCATGCCCAACAGCGACTCAGGATGTAAGAGTCAATCTTACGAACCGCAAGAAAGCCATCGACGACGCCTCCTACGGTCCTCTCAACCCTTCAGAGCCGAATAACGCCTATTGGGACGGGATTGCAGCCGAATGGTCTGTATCAGTCGAGGAAGCCAAAAAACAGCGCTGTGGCAACTGTGCGGCGTTTATCCAAACTTCAGCAATGAAGGAATGTATTACGGGCGGATTAGCCCAAGGCGATACCCGCGAGACCGCATGGGATGTCACAGATGCGGGTGAGTTGGGATATTGCGAGGCGTTTGACTTCAAGTGTGCCAGCGCTCGCACATGCCGTGCCTGGATTTCAGGCGGACCGATTACGGACAAGAATAAAAAATAATGACGGACACGATAATTCGTCTGCCAATCCAGCCGAATCAATTGTGTGACAGATGCCCTGCTACGGCTAAAGTCCGAGCAACATTCTTGTCAGGCGAATTACACTTTTGTGGACATCATGCAAAAAACCTCAAGGACTCTCTCGTAGTGAAAGCCCTTGAGGTTTATGACCCCGAAGCATTATTTAATTTATAGCGCCTCAAGAAATGTGCTGAGAGTTGCTGATACAACTAAAAGCGTTACGCAAACAATTCCAGTAATGCCCCATAAGTAGCGCAGTTCAGGAAACTTTGCAGGTGGTCGTTCGACCTTTACATTCTTTGACTTCATGATTTCCTCGAATCTCTTATCTACATCTTGCTGATTTTCCATGTGTTCCTCTCATGTTGTATCCTCTAATACAACTAGGGTTAGAATACAGGAATTATTCTTTAATTACAATATGAAACGGTGGAGCAGAATCCGAGTTGTATTCACATGCAATGTCGAGAGCCTTGTTCGCCCACTTACGAGCCTCTGCTCGAGTTACTAAATCTCCGCTAAGACAAGCCAAGGCACCAAGAGCAATAGCGCCACCTGAGCCAAGTCCGTAAATACCGCGAGAATCTTGTACCCATGAGTAATCAGAACCGACTTCATAAATCTTGCCGTTGTAGACGATAAGAAATTCAGATTCATGACTTGATTGCCCTTCCGTAGTTTTTTCGTAGCCCGCATCTGCAAAAGCCTTACGCATTGCTGGGATGAGAAATCCAGTTATGAAATGTCCATCATCTTTTGCAACAAAAGTTTTAGGCAGTTTGATTTGAGATTGCAAGATGTTGATTGCTCGCACATCACCTGCACATGCGATTGTAAAGTTATCGTGTTCAATAATTTTTGAATGACCTTTTGCCATTCTGTAAATTGTTGAATCATCTGCAATGCGAGTATCGGCACCCAAGAGCGCCCAATTACGACCTTGGATACCGACGAGAGTTGTCATGCCCGCTAGTCTACAAGTCAGGAATAACAACCTCGGTTTGAACCGCCGTCAAAGCAAGCATGGCGTTGCGCCATACCTCGGGAGTTCCCGTATCAGGCAGATAACCACCAGCCCCACCGAGAAGGATGGGCATGTCATGGAATTGCTCTCTAACGGCTCGGAGTGACCTCCAATAGCCCGCTGGCGTGTAGGCGAGTTCGCTCAATGGGTCATCCTTGAGACCATCCGCCCCACATGCCACGAAAATCATCGTAGGCTGGAATTCAGAGCAAGCCTCAAAGAAGGCTTCAGTTGCAGACATCAAATCTTCATCCGTTGAACCATGAGTGAGCGGAAAGTTATAGGCACGGTTTTTGTAATCAGAGATTAGACCTGTGCCTGGAAAGATTCCGTATTGGTGGACCGAGAATGTCATGACATTTTTATTAGCCTTGAGCAACATCTCAGTACCGTCGCCATGGTGTGCATCGATGTCAAAGATTGCTACGCGCTCGCCTAATTCAGTTGCCTTCGTCGCAGCAATAGCAAAATCTGCAAAGATACAAAATCCGCTGGAGTAATCGCGCATGGCATGATGCTTGGCACCTGCCAAGTTGATAGCAAGTAAAGTTTTCTTATCAAGCAAAGCATCTAGCGCAGTCAATGTCCCGCCGACAAACAACTTTGCTAAATCACCAAGGTCATGACGCTGACCATCCCATTCATCTGATTCACCTTTGATGGTGACATCATGAACATAGATTGGGTCATGCACTAGCAAAAGGTCATCGGTGTGTGGCATCTCGGGTTCGAGTTCATCCACATTAAGGTGACGCTTTTGAGCCTCCAAGATAATCTGATTACGACCATGGAGGAATCGTCGTCCCTGTGTAGGGTGCGACTTATCGAATATCCAGTTCGCATATTCGGGCGAATGAACAATTATTGCGTGTTCCATATTTACCCCTCCCTCTATATTAAACCCCAGTTTACCTTATTTTTGTTGATAAGGACAATTGACGATTAGTTGAGCAAGCAAGGCAGAACGATTCTGTCGCTCGCTTTTTGAAATTGCGGAACCATTGCCAAGCCATTCTTTGTATAGATTCTCAAAATCTATTGTGTTTGGTGCTGGATGGTAAACAAGACATTTACAAGGAGATTGGCTCATTCTCATTGCAGCATCCTTTTGCTTTTCTAATTGTTCTACTGGTCTCACGATAACCACTCCTTTAACTTCTCGACTGGATAGCCAATCTCATTTAGCCATGCAGTTACCTTTTCAACATCCTTTGTAGCGCAGAAAAAATCAATCCCTGCTGAGAAAACATTAGATGTTGGCTCTGTCAAAAAGTATGTTGGAGCAACAGCGCCATAAAAGTTCTCGCATACATGCTCTGCAAACTCATTGAATAAAGCCTTACGCTGATGGAATTCATCCGCCCAGCCAGTTGTCCAGCCCGATGCTAAAACAGTCATGCCCTCAAAGTTCTTGACCGTCTCGTAATGACCGCGCCACGCATCTGTTTTTACATACTTACGACCTTTGTTTTCTCCAAAGAGTTCATAGAACCAATCAGGAGATTCTCCATCTTCGCCCCGCGAGAAATCACCGCCGAAGATAACCTTCTCGGCTTCATGATTACCGTGGACCTTGAGAAGAGTTGAGCAATTCTCCAGGTCTGACTGTTCGCAGTCATAGCAAAATGTTTTTTCAGTCATATCTGAAATTGCATAACCATCATCTTCATTGATAACTGTTTCGCAATCCGCGCATTTTGTAATTGTCTCGCTCATTAGTTGCCTCCCTTGCTGATTAAGCCCGCTTCGATAAGTGACATTGCGGTGCGTCCATAGTGACCTTGGAGTTGCCATGCAAGCCCTGTGTCTACTAGGTGCTGGAACAATTCCACAATCTTGTCTGCATCCAGTTCGCCCGATTCAAAAGCGATAATTGCGCTAGTGCGGTCAAATGTAATTTCTTTACTCATCATGCGACCACCTTTCCAAACGCATCGTTAGAACGGAAGCAAGATGCCTGATATGCAACCTCGCCGATGTTTTCGCAGTAGACACCTTCAACGGTGCCTTTAATAACTTCGCTGATTCCCTTTTTTGTATTTTTTACGATGACACGGGAAACTGTGTAAGTATCATCCCAACCGAGTGTGATTCGAACGCGGTAGCCATAAGCAACTGGCAATTCGACCTGTTCAGTTGTTTTGTATTCTTTGTCGTAAGTAGCGCCATCAATATAAACGCGACCACCTGAGATAGCGCCGATGTTCCAAAAACCGATTTGATTCTTGAGAACCTCTACGCTAAATGGACGACCTTTTGAAACTTTTACTTCAGTCATTTCGTCTCCTCTCTAAGACAATCTGAGTATAGCATAACTGGGGTTAGTTATTGTCTATATTGAAGCAACTTTGAATCTTTTACAGTTACAGAGAAAACTGATTCTCCGAACTTCTTGATTTCGACATCTTCAATCTTCTCGAATCCAAAGTCGGCGCAGATGTAAACCTGACCGTCGATTTCGATTTCGTCTCCGATTGAGATGGATGTGTGAGTACGAAACGCAGATAACTTTGGTTGGATGATTTCCCAAAGGTTGCCTGACTGTGTGTTGGTTACATGGTAAACAACTTCACAAAACTTTTGGGCATCTTCGACTGCAAACTCTGTTTCGAATTCAACAGAACTTACGAAGCGACCAATCTCAGGCTTGTCTCCAAAAGCCTTCCAAGTTACTTTTACCTTACTCAT